GTCGCCGGTACTCCCTGATACTTTTTGTATTCAGTTCGTTGGAGCAGCGCCGCGACGCCTTGATCGAGCGGCAAGTCTTCTTCCGTCTCGGCGGCGCCCTTGTATGGGACGTGCTTCACGCGGAGCGTTGGAACGCCATCTTCGCCAACCGCCAGTCGCTTCTCGACCACGGTCAGGCGGTCCACCCAATCTTCGAGATAGTCCGGGTGGGCTTTCTCTCTCAGAACGGAAATGAGCTTTTCTTTTGCGCCGTCAAAACGGCGCTGACCTTCGATCTCGATCGTCTTTGCTTCGGCGGCCTGCCTGGCGTTCTTTTCGGCCTCGAGTTGCGAAGCAAGCGACTCGAGCTGCCTCTTGACAGAATCGTCGGCACTTGATGCGCCGCCTTTGCCATCCTTGCCGTCGTCCGGTTCGTCGTTGGCGAGGAGCTTGTTGAGCTTGTCGTCGAGACTCGTGTTGATCTTGGTTAGGAATTCTTGGTCCCTCTCCGCTTGAGCCGTGCCGATCTTTTTTTCGAGCTCGCGCCATTTGGCCGTAAACGCTCGATTGAAGAGCTCACCGAACACGTCTTCGGTCAGAAACTTTTCATCAGCCGCTGGCTTCTGACTCGTGCCCGCGCCTCCGCCACCTCCACCGTCACCGGCTGTGTTGAGCAGAACTCCGCGCACGAGCGCGTTTCTCGAAACAAACATGCTTTCCTGTTCTCGACTGCGCTTGCAGCCGTGCACCGTTGCGGCAGGTGTGGCCGTGCGAACCGTTGACGGGCGGTCCGTATCCCGTGCACGCGAGAATCCGCGTGTGAGTTGTGCTACGGCAGATAGAGCGTCAGCCCGACCGTTGTCGGAACGCTGAGGGCTGCGCTGGTGAGGATCCTGTTCGGAGCGATTGGCTCGAACGTATTGGCAACCGACGCGAAGCTATCGGTATTGCTTTGTCCGTACTGGACATTCAGCTGGCCGTTTGCAGCGACTTTCACGCCTGAGAATCTGTCACCCGATGGCGCGCAAATGTCCGACACACCGATTGTGAAGTGTCCGGTGTTCAGCGCGTTGGCTGGAATCAGAATGCTCGTGATGTGGTCGAACGCCTTCGTTCCACGGAGCGTGTCGTTGCCGTCGTCGTTGGGCTGCGCAATCGTGTCGACGACATCGGCTCCGCCGTACTTTCCGGTAACGACGATGTTCCCCGTGGAGTAGGCGTTTGCGACGCTAGATCTGCTGATTGTGACGACGCGAGGAAGGTCCAATACTCCACCGGCGGCAATCTGAGCGCCGTTGAAGTCGGCTGGAACATAGGTCGTATCGACGAGTGCACCAGTGAAGTCAGTCTTGATGCCGTCGACATCATCGAGCGCAGCGGCTGCGTACGTCTTCGTCCGACGCGCGGAGTTGTTGGGAACGCCGGCACTCATTGCAATATCATTCCTTCGTTGACGTCACGACCACGCGGCGCACGCCATAGCGCTACGCCAGAATTCATTTCGACGAGCGACCAGGTGCAGCGGCAATTCGGATGCACCGGTGGATCGCCATCCGGAAACGGCATCCCCGCTGGAACTACCGTCCCATCGAGACCGGCGCAGAATGGGCAAACACGAGCATCGAGCTTCGCATCCCACCGGCGCCCGAGTTCCGGGAAACCGGCTTCTTCGAGCGCGACCGCCCTAGCTGCGTTGAAAGCGTCGACCGCCTCGGTTGTTGCCGTGCGTTCGAGCGCGTGATTGGTGCGCGCGCTAGCCTCGGCTGTTGAGGTCGAGACAGCGGCGTTTAGCCACTGGCGCGCGTAAGATGTTGATCGCGAGACCGAGCGATAGACATCGCGGACGAGATGGCTCGTCGCTGCGCGTGTCACGCCGAGCTCGTGTCCGACGGTGACTAATTCTCGTTCGAGACTCGCGAGCCCATGAGACCGGGCGACCTGCCGCGCCTCGAGTAGCCCAGCACGCAGCGCATCTTTCAACGACACCGCGATACGATGCGGCGAAGCTCCTCGCCTAACGCCAGCTATGACGATGCGACTACGTTTGCGCTTGAGAAGCAGTAGCGTCGCCGCTGTCGCTTCCAGGAGCCGCCGACGATTGGCCTCGGCCTCGCGTTCCGTTCGCTCGTCCATTGTTCATGTGGGAGCGCGCCTGCTCGACCAACGCGGCTTCCCCTTCCGCCTGCCGCGCCTGAAGTTCTTCGGCTTTCTTGAGCGAGGCCAGGATTTCGTCGGCGACTACTTTCGCCTTTGCCTCGTCCATTCCGGGACGAAGTTCCTCGGCAATGTCGACCAGTATCCCGTGGTTGAATGTGACGCTGGGGATGCCGCCGATCTTATCGACGTCCATCAGCACCTTGAGAAGCGCACCGACGTCCGCAGTCGCGAAGTCGGCTAGCCCATCGATCGACCACGTATAGGGATCGCCACGAACCGCGCTGATTAGATCGTAAACGCGCTCAATGACTTCGACTACGATGTCACCGTAAGCTTCGAGGATAACGCGGGTGGCCTCGGAATCAGCGGCCTTGCTCTCAGCCGTTCTGCCAAGTGCCGCTGCGTTGTTGTCGACGCCGAGCGCCATCTGATGGGCTAGGCGAAAAATCTCATCCTTCTCGGCTTTGATTTCGACGTCCTGAGCGGAGAAGTGCGAGGAAGGTGGCGCAATCCACGACGCTTTCTCGTCGATGCCGAGAATGAACCCCTTGCCGGCTCCCTTGGTCGCTTTCGCAAATTCCTCAGGATTGCCGACGTTGAACAGCATCATCGCGAAGCAACTCTGAGCGAGGCTCCACGTCTGCGCGTTCGATGCACGGAAGTGCGCGAGCTGCGGAGTCTTCAGCTTGTTAGCAGCCCAAAGCCCGTTCGGAAGCTCCAGGCAGAGCACCGGGACCGAGCCGAATCGGTGCGGGTAACTCTCCTGCTCGCTGAGCAGGACCGTCGCCGTGTCCGCCGGGGCCGCCGACTTGTTGTAGTCGATGCGGTAGACGTCTACGCGGTCCGATAGATATTGCGTCCACCGTTCGGTGATTTGGTCGCGACCGCCCGATACGCTGGCCCGTTTTGCAGTCTTGCTATGAACTATGACCCATTCGAGCCGGCCATCGTCGTCCGTCTCCCAGTCGTAGATTTCTTCAGACGGGAGCGCGCAGAGCTCACAATCGCCAAGGCCGCGTTGCTGCAGTTCCTTGAGATTTGCTGGCGGAACACCTTCGTCGTCCGGATGCTCAATGGCGAACCAGGCACACCGCTGAACCATCGCCTCGGTGAGAATCTCTTTGAAGAAGAGCTCGAGATCCTTGCCCTTGCCGTCGCAGTCCTCGCGAAACTTCGCGTAGTACGGATCCGGCTCTGCGATTGGCTTCTCGGATTTATCGAGCGCCGCGATCGTTGGCTTGCCAGCGAACAGAAGCGCGGCGAAATAGTCCACTACCGCTCCTAGGTAGTTGCGATAGTGGGCGAGTTTCTTGCGGAGCGCGTACCGTCCATCCGGCTCCTGCTCCCATTGAGGAAGGAATCGATCTAGTCGCTTCTCGAATGCCGCATCGCCGCTGTAGAGCGCGGCAAGGTCCGCCATCCGCTCTGGATCGCATGACGGATGCCGCTGGTTGAGTTCTTTGATCGTCGGCATTGCTACTGTGCCATGCCGTAGGAGTATTTAGGCGCGCTCAGGAGGACGTCATATCCGGCGGCGAGCGCATCGACCTGGTCATCATGCACGTCGTTCACGCCGGTGAAGTTTTGGATTTCGTCGAGAAACGACGGTAGCCATTCCGGCTCATCGCTCGGTACGAGAACACGACCGGCATTCCACGCCTCTGAGACAGGCTGCGCACGTGCGAATTTGTCGCCGCTCGCTGGCTGAATCTCGAGAGCTTTGACCTTCCGCTGAATGAAGTCGCCGGCGCCTCGTTCCGAACCCGCCGCATACCAACGCATCGGGCCGCGGCGCTGCGATTGGAGAGCATGGATAGTCAATAAAAATTCGGGCGCCTGCACCTGAGCTCGCCGAACGCCGCGGACGTAGAACAGCGGCTCGAGCGGCTTACCATCGGCGCCTTTCCCGTCGCGATTCTCCATCCAAAGCTCAATGCACACCGACCAGTCCGCATGCGTGCTCTTGGAATATGCGAGGTCGACTCCGTATCCGACCTTGAACGCCTTCTCGGGAAGCTCGGAGTAGTAGCTCGGCTCCCCGAATACGCTGCCTCCGCGCGGTCGCGGTTCGCCCTGATAGAGCGATGCGAACGTGTAGGCATTGACGCGCTTCTTTTCGAGAAGGTCTTCTCTGGGCTTTCGCGCCTCGCACAATGGCTCGCCGGGAAAGCGATGAAGCGGATCGTCTTTGACGCGCCCAGATTCATCGAGTGGACCGTCCGAAAGCGCCTTCAGATTCAGATATGGCCAGCCGCGTTTGATGAGCACGCCCGAGAGATCCTCGGGATGCCACCGCGTGGCCATGACGATGATGCTGGCGCCAGGATGACAGCGAGGCTCGGCTACGTCGTCGAACCAATCGATCTGGTGCTGCCGAAACGCGCCGCTGTCGGCTTGCTTGCGATCCTTGGTCGGGTCGTCGATGACGAGGACGCCATCGACCGGCTCACCGGTGAACGGTCCGCCTACCGATGTCCAGAGAATCGCCGAGCCGGTCAGCTCGTCGTGCCAGTAGTCCTGGCGAAACTTGAGTGTTTGCCCGTCGCGCTCGGCTACGAGTCGCGCCTTTTCGCTGACACGCTCCGACCGTTCCTGGCCGTAGGTTGCATAAGCATGGCGGCGTCCCGGTGACTTTCGGAGCCACCAAGGAAAGGCATGAATCGTCGATTCGGTCTTACCGTGCTGCGGAGGGGCCGCGACGACGGCGCGAATAGGTTTCCCGATCGCCTGCGTCAGAATCTCGATGTACGGGGCAAGCCAAATGGGAGATACCCAGCGAGGAGTTACCCGCGGGATGTAGTCGAGTAGTGCCTCAGTGTACTGGTGAGGCTTGGTCGCCCGGATGCTCTGGAGCTGGGCCCTCGCCGTCTTCGCGAGCAAGCTCTTCCAGGACGCGGACGTAATCTGATTCCGAACATACCCGCCGGACAACGTCGAGCACCTTTGCCGTCATGTCGGCGATCTCGTGCGTGACCTTTGCCGACCAGCGCCGCGAGAATCGGCGCTGTAGAATTTCGAGGGCTGCCTTTGCTGGACCGAACGACTCGCCTTTTTCGTCACCCGCCTTAGCGTCGCGAATCAGGCCGGTTTCCGCCGCCGCAATTGCGCGCGTGATTGCCGTCTCAAATGCGGCATAGCGCTCGTCCCCATCCTTGCCGAACTTCCGCCATCGAAAGAACGTGGCTCGCCCAATCCCCACCGCTTCCGCCGCTACATCCGGATAATTGCCGGCCTCGATGAGCTGGACCAGTTCGTTTTGCAGTTCCGGGGTCAGCTTGAGTTCCCTGGACATCGGTCAGCCTTTTTCAAGCACCCGATTCGCCGCCATCACAATCCGGTTGTACTGGGCCTGCGTAATCTTGCCGGCCTTGAGCATCTGCTTGGCGCGGGCTTTTGCGTTCGCCGCGTGCGCCCTGTTCTCGATCGGATAGCTGCGTGTCTCGGGTATTGCGAAGTCGCTTGCCGCAAGTTTCTTGCGCGCCTTCGTCGTCAGGACAGCCATCGTTCAACCTCGAGACTTGCCGGCTTTCGCTCTCGCCTTGCGAGCCGTCGAAAGTGCAATCGCCACGGCTTGTTTCTGCGGACGGCCAGCTGCGATTTCCCTGCGAATGTTGCTGGAAACCGTTTTTGCCGAATAGCCTTTTTTCAGGGGCATCGGGATCTCACGTCGAATCCACCGGGTCATCCGCCGTATACCGCCACGGCTCGACCCTCTCCGAATCCTGCGACTCCGCTGACTTCTCGCGTTCGGCGGCGATGCGGATTGCCTTGAGGCGGCGTTGGCGACGCTCTTGGGACGGGTGGAGCTTCAGGCGAGAGACGTCGATGATTTGGCGGCGCATGCTCGGATGGGGGCGACTGACACCGCGCGGGTGAGAGTCTTAAGGTGATCTGTGAAACCGATTGCGCGTCTATCCCGCTCTGCGCTTGTCCGTGCTCGTCTCTGCTTGTTCGAACATGGTGGCCGCGAACACCCGCTCGAACATGTCCGGCAAGCGCTCTCGGAGTCGGCTTTCCGCGACATGCCACCGATGGTTTCCGTCCCGCTCGAGGATACCGGCGCGCGCGAGCTTTCGTCGGCACTTTTCCGTCGTCATCTCGTTGGCTTCCGCAATCTGCGCCGGAGTCAGGTACGCAGGGATCACTGGACCGCCTCCGCCGCTTCGAGATGGCTCCGCATCCAATTGCCGAGTTCTCGCGCTTGCCAGTCAGCCTGCCGGAATAACGTGGCGTATCGCATGCTTGGCACTTCCGCGCGGGACTCCGCTTCTCGGACTTCGGCGAGCACATCAATCGGCCGTCGAAGAAAGCCCGCGCGTTGCCGACTGTTCGGCGCGGCGGACTCGAAGATCAGTTTTCCGGCGCTCGTGAGCGGCCAGAGAGCGAACAAGCGACCCCACTTGGTCGGCGCCCACTTCATGCCGTCCGGTCCCTCCCAGACTTTGACGGCCGCCATGATCTCTGGGCTCACACGACGGGCAACGGTGGCAGCGCGAACGAGCTCGTCGAGTTGCTCTTCGTCGAATTCTGGTAGCTGATCGAGCACTTCTGACGACCAAACCCCGCCGGGCGTGCCATTGCCGTCCGAGTCGGTCATAGAGGTTGCTCCAGGCGGCAGACGCCCTTTCTTCGACGAGCCGGTTTTCTTCACCGTCGCCGGTACCACGCACATGTCCCCGGAGCAACGCGGGCAGACGTCCTGGCGGTCTTCGTCGAAAACCTCTCCGGAGCCTTTGCAGCGCTCGCACCGCGCCGTCGTCCATGTCGCGTCAAACGGCTCGCGTTTGACGTTCGTTTCGCGATAGCCGGTCCCGAAGCACTTCTTGCACTGGGATTCGTGATGCAGCCGTTCTCGAAGTGCCTGAGCTCGGGCCGGCGAGACGTTCGGGCGACCGAGCTCCTTTTGCCACTTCGCGATCTTGAACGGGTCTCCATCGCGGAATCCGAGCCCACGGCATGCCCGGCATTTGGCGCTTTTCGTCGACTGGTCGGCGGCGACCTCGCACATCGCCATGAAGTTCGATGTCATGATGCCGCCGGGCGTCATGCGTGCCACATATTCGGCGATCCTATCCTGAATGCCGCGGCGCGGGCGGTGTCGGAAGCGACGACGAGGCGGCGGTGGAACCGTGTCTATTTGCCTAGCTTGGGACATTGGGCTATCAAGTCCTTTCAAGAACGCTGCCGCCAAGCTCGTTCCTCGAAAGGCCCGCCCACTCAGGCGGGTTTTTTCGTTTCTACGGCTTCAGCGCATCCATATCGTCGAGTATCGCAATGCGCCAAGCCTCGATGGCTTCGAGTGAGACGTCGGTCGGCGCAAGCAGCAACGCGGTTATCCTGTTCCGCTCGACGCTCAGCTTCGCCACCAAGTTCGACTTGTCGAGCACCGCCG